AAAATATATGAGCGTTTGCAGCGCTTGCAGTGGTTAGGTTATACGGCGAATTGGCAGCGGTACCAGTTGAAACTACTCCATCATTTCTAACGTAAAACAATGTTGTTGCCGCAGAATTTGCAGCATTAATTGTATAGTCCGCGTCTGATGTTCCTGCTCCGCGAACCGTCAATCTGCCAGAAGAAGTAGTCGTCCCAACCAGCAAATCACCCCCCGCCGTGATGCGTGCGCGTTCGGTGGCGCCAGTCCGCAAGGACAAATAAGAGTTGCCATCCACAAACATCGCGGTGTCAGTTCCAGCGCGGCCCAAAGCACCAAGGTAAGTGTCGTCAGAACGGCGAAGGACAATGTGAGAGTTGCCGTTAGCCGATGCGTTTGTGTCTTTAGTGTTTAATGCTTGGGTGTAAGTCCCTGAACTATCAAACCCAATAATCATTTGATGTCCGCCGACATCGCTCGTCGTGTTTAAAAATAACCTGCGACTAGCATCAAGCGTCATCGCTTGCGTGAAACTGATCGCGTTGCCTGCGGTGCCGGAGGCTGCCGTAGACCAAATGTGTTGACCGCTGTTCTGGTTGTATTTTGAGGCAAACCCGTTGTTAATGTATTTTTCTGTGCCATCAGAAAACGCATTTTGCGTAATCGTCATGTTGGCGTTGTTAAAGTTCCAAATGGCTCCAGCAGGTGTTTGAATTGCTTTCTGCCCACTTCCCCACGCACTCGGCGTCACGCCCAACCCGAGGTTGCCGCCCGAAGTAAACCTAGCCAACTCCGTAGAGCCATATTTAAAAACATGGTCAAGCCCAACGTAATTAATATTTGAATAAGCATTTCCGTTATTCAAAATGCTAGTGATTGTGTTTTCTGTCCCAGTGGTCGTACTGTCCAGCGTGAACTTACCGCCTGTTGAAGACTTCGTTAGTAACGTCGTCCCGTCAAACACCAGCGCCGACCCACTCGTCGCCACCTTGCTGCCGTTCAGATACAACACGCCGTTGGCCGTGCCGCCGGAGAGGGTGGGGTTGTTTGAGAACGTCGTGGCGCTGTTGAGCGTAATACCGCTAGTGGCGGTAATTCTCAGATTTTTGTTGCTCGTAATGTACGACTCAGCACCAACCGAAAGCGCGCTGTGCCCAACTGCAAACGATCCGCTGCCGCTCGAGGTCGTGATGCTGAGCTCAGATGTGTCAGACGATGACAGCGTGGCGTTTGGATTGCTGCTGTTGCCCGCTACCGTCAGCGTCGCGCCGTTGTAGCCAAGCGACGAGCTCGTGGTCAGGTTCTTGCTGCCGTTCAGATAGGCCACCGCATTGGCGGTGCCCGCGCTGTTGGTCAGCGTGCCGCCAACCGTGAGCGTCTTGCCAGTGCCAACATTGAGACCAACAGACGTGCCGCTGCCAGCGGCAGCAAACACGCCGTCAACCATATCAAGGTTGGTGTTAAGTTTTCCGCCCCAGGTATCTGCAGACGCGCCGACTTCCGGCTTCGTCAGTCCAAGGTTGGTGGTTGTCGTATCAGCCATTTTTCGTTACCTCAAGCGGCTTGCAAATAAGCCGGATGTGTTTTTTCCGTCCACGTCTTCGCAGTATCTGTCTGCGCCGTCCACGTCTCTGCGGTATCCGGTATCACGCTCCACGCAACACTCGTATCCGCTACCGTCGCCCAGCTCTCTGCTGTATCCGCCTCCGGCGTCCAACTCTCCGCCGTATCCGGTATCACCTCCCACTTGAGGCGACCCGACACGACCACCACCGATACCGCGGATATCGCACAAGATGCGAACTGCACCCGGTTTGCCGTGGCGGTCAGAGTAGCCGCTGCGTTGATTGCAGCGCCGCTCTCGTATACCGCCAGTGCGGTGGCTGTCAGACTGCTGGTGGCGGCTAGGGCAGCGGAGCCGCGCTGTATACGCTCCGCCGAGGCGGTTAGCGTCGCAGCAGCAGACAATGCTGCCGCTGCGTTCTGTACCCTGTTGGCGGTCGCTGTGAGCGTTGCCGCCGCGTTGAGAGTCGCAGCCCCCTGCTGCACCCTCACCGCACTTGCCGTGACCGTAGCCGCGGCGCTCAACGTAGCCGCACCCTGCTGGATGCGGATACCCGATACCACCAAGGTGGCGGCAGCGGTTAGTGTGGCTGCCCCCTCTTTAGGGTCTATGCCATAGTTACCACGCCCATATAAGCCGCTGCCGTAACCGGCCACGGATTAGGCCAACGTGATGTCAAGATCGCCAGCAGGCACGCGGAACACGTCGCCAGAGGCAATCGTCTTGCTCGAAGTCAGATTGCCGTACGCCAAGAGGTTGCCGCTGGTCAGGTTGTCAAAGATGCCAACCGCAACCACCGTGCCCCACGTCGATCCGGCAGTCGGGAACTCCACAGCAGAGGTATTGCTCGCCGTGTCGTTCACTACCGTAAAGGCAATAGTCTGGCGCGCATAAGACGTGCCAGAGACTTCAGTGCCGCCACCAGTGTCATCCGGCACGACGGTATACAGCGCCAGATAAAGCGTAGTAGGCGCCGTGTAAGCCGTCGCACCGAAGACGTGCAGCAGCACCTTGTTCTCGAGATAGTTTGAAAAAGCACTCACGGGATAACCCTCGTCGGTTTGACGCCAATGGCAAGACGGCCACCGCTAAATGAGGCACGCTCGTCTTGAATCAGCATGTCGTTGATCGCGCTCTGGTACTGGCTCGCCCACACCGCCATGCGCTCATCGTCGCGCAGGTACGGAGCGGCTTGCAGCAGTGAGCCGTAAAGGTACACATCAGGATGACGCGCCAGCACCCAGTTGGACGTGTTGGCGTCTGACAACTTGGCCAGCGTCGCTACATACGTCAACTCGGCGGCATAGCCAGTATCTGGCGCAGGGAGCACTTCAATCTGATTGCCAATCAGCGCGAAGTATCTTGGAGTGCCGGTGGTGCGATAGATGTACTTCTTGGCATCGAGTTCATCTTCGCTCAAGAACACCAGCGGCTGCACCGGAGCGGTGGCCGTCAACACCAAAGACTTGGCCGCCAGAAAGTCTGACGGCAGCGCAGAAAACGGCGTGTCGAGCGTAGCGCTCGAGCGCTTGACCATCTTCTGCGTCGGCAGCTTGCGCTCAATTTGCGCCTCTGCCAACGAGATGAAGTCAGGGATAACCGATGTCAGGTCATCGCGGTTTAGCCAATCCGCGAGACTAGACTTCAATTCGCTGTATGTGGTTAGTGCCACCTTCTACCTGCTCCTTCATCGCCCACGCACCTTCGTGTGAATATTCAAAGGTGCCGATGTGCTTGACGTGCTGCGAAAGGTCGTGATCCAGAAGTACCTCATACCCGGCCTCTTTGGCCTTGCGGCAGAAGAACACGTCTTCCCCGATGTAGTGGTTGCCAATCGTCGAGTACGGGATCGCAAACCAAGGTGCTTCGATCTTCTCAAAAACCTCGCGCTTCACCATCATCACGCCCATGCCGACATAATCCACCGGCTCCAAGCCTTGCGACTCTGGCCCTGTGTATACGCGGTCAATCTTGCCGCCGCCGTCCATCATCGCTACCGGCTTAATCGGCATGCGCCTGGTGGCATAGTTAGCGGCCACGATGGGCTTGTCGCGCAGAATCAGGTGCCCGATAGTTTCCTTCGGGAACCGCATGTCTGAATCAAGCCAGAGAAGATAATCCGCCTTCTCCTCGAGTGCTTGACGCGCAAGCTCCATTCTCTGAGAGGCGATCAGAGTCCCGTGCGATGTGTAAAGCATCACGCGGTCGTCTGTTGTCGCGGTATGAAACGACATCGCTCGCGCTAGGTCATAGGCAAACGAGGTCATCACCGTGTCCCTTGCTGGGACTAAAATGGCGACCGAGCGACTCATACGCGCCCCGGTCGTGTTCTAAACAATCTGTTGTCAGGATCGTTGAGCCAGCGCTTCATCGCTGCCGGGTCATCAATGATCCCCTGATTCTTGAGGCGGTAAAACAGTTGCATCGGAATTGAGGCAACTTTCGACCATTCACCCCATTTAGCGCGCTCATCTGTACCGTTGAAGCTCGCTTTGTTCTGCTCAATCAAGTCACCGACTTCAAAGACCGTCTCAATCGTGGCCTCATCTTTGTCGGCATCATAGTGCCACCATTTGGTCGTACCCGTTGACGGGTCATAGTCAAAGAGGCGCTTACCTGATGAATTCATGCAATCCTCAACTCAAGGGCGACGGCACCACTGCCGCCGCCCCGAGTTTATACGACTTTATTAGGTCGTGGTGAGGTCGGCAGCCAAGCCGTGCGCGGCTTCGGTGTTAACCTTCAAGCCCCACTCAACGAGGATCATGCGCTTCTCGGCGTCGCCGGTCTTCGCAAGTTCCACCGTCTGGAAGGGACGCAGGAACGAAACGCCAGCGTACTCAGGATCAAGCACGAAGGCATCACGCTCACGCTGGAAGCGGTTCGGGACAACCGACACGTTGCCGAAGTCCGAAACGTACACGTCAGCAGCGCCGATGATGACACCCGGCTTGTTGCCAACAACTTCCTTGCGGATCTCAGCGATACCGGCAAAGCCAGACACGCGCTGCTTGTTGACAGGGCCAACCATCAGGATCTTCGGCGTACCGCCAGCCGTCCACACCTTCTGGATCACGCTCTTAAGGATCGCTTCCGTGAACGTGCGAAGGTTGGCGTCCGTGGCGTCCGTGCGGGTCGCATTCGGCTGCGTGGTGTACGACGGATCAGCACCGCCCGTGCCCTTGTCCGTGTTGGTCTTCAAGAAGGCCAACAACGAACCCGTCTTGCGAAGCGCCGTGCTGGTGCCAGCAGAGCCGCCATCGGCCTTCTGGTTGGTCAGCATGATGCTTTCCATGTCGCGCTTCAACTCAGCCGAGCGCTTGGCGAGCTGGTAGGCCAACTCAGAGCGACGGCCAGCCTTGTCCACCGACTCGAGCGTACCCGACAGGATCAGCGTCTTGCGGCTGACCTGCGTGTAGTTGCCGATACGGGTGGTGGGCGAGGTCGAGTCAAACGACGAAACATCGTCACCTTCGATCTGCGCGTTCGTGGTCGAAGCCGCAGCGAGCGAGTCCGTCTGCCACTCAAAATAAGTGTTCTTGACGTTCTCACGGCCAATGTTCGACATGAACGGAGTCTCTTCCGGCGAGATGTTGTAGATAACATTCGACAGGGACTCACGAATACCTTTTGCGTTAAAGGTATCAAACGTATTGCCGGTCTGTGACATGACTAAAAATTCCTCAATCTAAAAATTGCTCAAACACAGCAGCCGCATCACGCGTGCTGCCACTATTGGCGAGTCTAGAAAGAGCGGTCTTAGACGCAACGACTTTGGACGACTGCGGCGTAGATGCGGCGCCAGCCCTCATCGGCTTGGCCTTCTGCATGATCTTCGGGCGCATCTGGTCACGCTTGCTCATCAGCTCGTCGTATAGCATCGCTTTACGAAGAGCAAGAACGGCTCGAGCGTCGTATACGTCCGAAATCTCTTCGACACTAAAGCCGAGTTTTCCGGTTGCGTATTCAACGATCTTCGCCTTCTCGGCACGAGCCTTTTCGACATCGCGCCATTCTGGCAAGGATTCCATCAACTTGGCACGTTCGACCTCTAGGGTCTGCTCTGCCTGCGCCTGTTCTTCCTGCTGCTGTCTCTGCACCAGAGCGGACTTCTGGGCTTGCACCCACGCGGTCTGCTCCTGCCTGGTACGCTGCAATTCGCGCTGTCTCACCCACTCAACCGGGTTCTCTTGATAAAGTCGATCCCAGTCTAGCTCGGGCGGTTGCAGATTGCGAAGCTGCGCATCAAGCGCTTCCAAAGTCTGTGCGTATCGCTGCCGCTCTTGCCGCGCAACCTCTAGCTCCACTTCGGCCTGTTTTCTGGCCTCCGCAATCGCTTGAGTCTTGCGCGTATAGTCTGCGGTGCGTGAGTAGCCCTTCAGCAACTCATCAAGCGGAACCTCAATTTCTTCACCGTCAACTTTGACGCGGAAGGTTTGGCTCGCTTGAGGTGCCTCATCGGCGTCCTCTTCGCTTTCGGTGACTTCCTCGCTATCGACTTCCGACTCGCCATCAGATGCCTCTAGCGCCTCTTCACCCTCATCCACTACTTCAGTTTCAAGCTGCTCGTTTTCGCCTTCATCAGCGGCGAGCATCTGCTCAAAAGCATCCTGTGTGGACTGTATTTTTCCGGGGGGTGTACCCGTGCCGGTTTCACTCATAACTCTATTGTGCAAGATTCAAGCAGACTATTTCCTGCCTGATAACTTGTCGATGTCTCTTTTTGCCATCACGCCGTTCTCAACGACAACGCGAAGGTGGCGCTTAACTTCCTCGAGTAGCGCTACAGCAAGCCACAAGCGTTCACGCTCGTCTGTTTCTGCTGGCTTGCTCTGGCGCCACGCCTTGAGATACTCGCTCTCAAGCGTGTCAAACGCTTCGGCCAGAATAGGATTCTCGAGAAGCTCCTTGGCCTCCGATCCTTTTCTGGCATCAATGTACGGATTTCTTTCGCTCAAGCGAGCAGACCCTTCTTCGGCCTGTTCTTCATCGCCTTCTTGAGCAACTTGCCGCCCTTGTCGGCTTTGTTGAATTCTTTAGCCACCTTCATGGGTACGCCAACCTTCTTTGCGAAGGCTGGGTCGTGCGCGGCGGCGGCCATGAGGCGGGCTTGTTTTTGGGATTTGCTAGGCATGAGCCCCTCTATATACTAAAATACAGATATGACACAAGAAAACACAATTTTATTGCCATTTGTCAATACAGAAGCCAAGATTCCAAAAAAAGTGCTTGAAGCGCTAACCATGCATGAGTGTTTTTGCACATTCTCCGGAGTCAAGTCTGTTACAGAGGATTCCGTTAGGAATTACTTAGAAACAAAATTTGGCAAGAGCATATCAGATAAGTTTAAGCCAGAGTTTTTGCTTACTTCTCAAGTCGCTTGAGTGCTTCAGCCGTAATTCTTCCGAAGTACGGCTTCATTTGAAGCGCTCGAATATCAGTCTGCCTGGGCGCTTGAGGTGATGCAATATTTCTCGCCTTCACTACTTCATCTAGTAGCTCGTAAATCTTAACGTCATCTTTTAGACGGCCAATGCCTTGCCCCGGCACTCCGATTGGATACGAAGAATGCCCTGACTGTTGGATTAACGGAGCGTCTGCGAATATCTCGCCAACATTTTGAAGCCCGGTATCTGACGCAGAAAGCTGCCTTGGGTCTGCAACAGCAACTCTTGCCTCTCCAAGCCCAAGCCCGCCCGTCTCTCTAAAATTCACATCAAGCATCTGCTTGACCTTTTTCCTGACCCTATCCGGGGCTTTTCTAAACTGCTCTACACCGCTTTCAGAGCCAACCCCCTTCCAGTCTGGGATTAACTTTTTAATCTCTGCGTCCATTTGTCGCTTTGCTTTTTTTCCAAGCGCAGCATCTGCATAGGCAAGCATTGTCTCGCCAGTCATGGTTGCAAAGTCGCCACCGCTTGGCGCCATGCGCCATGGGATATATAGAGGATTTTGCCCAGTAATAGCCTTGATTTCTTCGGCCAGTTTTTTAATTTGCCGTGTAGGTGCTTTGCCAGATGCCCAGACCATACCTGGGTTTTCAAACATGAAGTCTTGTCCGCCCTGCAGGTTGACAGGGGCATTGAACTTAACATCATTGATGCCGGTCAACAGTCCGCCAGCAGCGGTTCTATCTGACATGCTAGTGATGAATGGGCGGCCTTCAAGGTCTGCCAATGATATCTCTGGCGGGCTTACCGTCCCTCTTGACTCAACAACCGGAGTGAGTTGCCGCAGCTTTTCCTGCTCTTTTACTCGAGGATCAAATCTAGGGTCAAAGTCAGCGACCCTGCTAACTCCAGGTATGCTCCCAGCCAGTCTTCCGAACGGCACAAACTCTGTCGCCGCCATCGCAGCAGCAGCCGGATCGTTGGCGCGACGTGCGCGCTCAATGTCTCGAGCAGCCAGCGCCTGACTAATGCCGGGAATAAAGCCAAGAACAGCCTCAAGAGCAGCCTGTGTCATGCCTTGATCTTCTTGCGGATCAAGCGACAAAAGGCCACGCGTCTGCTTCCGCACGGACGGGATAGCAGCGTAAGCCTCCGCAATGGCCTCTGATTCTGGGTCTAAAAGACCCGCGGGCATTCTCTTCTTACTTGCCACCTTTCTGCTTCCTGTAGCGTTCTAGCAAACGCCGCCCCTTGGCTACCGCGCTCGCCTTATCACCTTGATGACCCCAAGCCTCGAGGCCCAACTTGAGGCGCGTCTTATCCCCATCCGGTTCCACCAAAAGACCCGGCATCGACCCCATGCGCGTCAGAAACGATCCCTTCCGACGCAACTGCTCTGGCGTCTTAGCCTCGCCCTTCACAGGCGGCTTCAACGTGCCACCCGTCTGCGCCTTGTACGACGCACGACCTTTGGCGTTAAGGCCGCCAGACTTGCTCTTTCCTTCAGCGCGCTGCCAAGCCGGGGTCTTCACTCTTCATCCTCGTCTTCTGACTCGGTGCCGTATTCCATTTGCGCCATGGCAAGCATGTTCTTTTGCTTGTCCGTCATGCTGCGCGTAATCGGTCCACCTTTGAGCCACGCCGAGCAAGTACGCGCAGCGGCGCACTTGAAATGGAATAGCTCGCAATACCCAAGGTCTGCGGCATCCACGACATCATCGGCATAACTTTCGTGCTCTGGGCCTTCCTCGCTCGTCTCAATGCCGTCCTCAATGCACTTAATCATCTGCGGCGTTTGGATAAACGCAGCGCAGTTTCCGCAGCGCATCGTCTTGGCTTGATCGACGTCGGTATTCCACTCGTCGGCACGATCCTGCCAGAACTCGTCATTAGGCTCGTCAGGATTCGCGGGGCCATAGCCCACATTCTTGAAGGCCCAATTACGGTTCTTCAGGTTTACTTTGATGTCGTATGTCGCTTCAGGGCATTTCATTTTCGCTTCTTCGCAGTCTTAGCCGCTGCCTTAAAAGCCTTAGCAGACGGCGCCCCCTTCGCCCCAGGCTTGCGCATCTTCTCGCCGCTACCGGCTGCGATGCGCTCACGCTTGGCGTGAATGTTGGCGTATAGACCTGCTTTCATGAATTACTCCTAACCGCGACCGCGTTGACGCGCCATGAGTGCAGCTTGACGCGCAGCCGCTAAGTTATCCATCGCACCCATGCTGAACTGTGGCATGGTCGTGGGCGGTTGAGCAACTGGCGCAAACTCAGGCATCTGAGCAACCGGGGTCGGCTGCATGGTCATGCTAAAGGTCGGCTGCTCCGTGTAGAAGCGTCCTTCGCCGCCAGTCTCTGGTAGCACTGCCTGAGTCGGCGGCGGAGCAAAGCCTGACACCTCGACCGGCGCCTGTACTTGCCGCCCAGCGCCTTCGTCAAGGCCAGCAAAGCCCGGCACAAACAGGTTAAGGTTTGGCGGAATCTGCATAGGCGGCTGAGTCGGCATAGGCGGACGAATCGGCGCTGCAGGAGGAGCCATTGGAGGCTGCTGCGGCGTGGCAGGGGCGAGACGCTCCTGTTCTCTTGCGTTGAATGCGTCCATTAAAGCGTTTGGCCCCGTAAACGTGCGGCTTGACCCGCCGCCGGTTCCGGTCTGTGCCTGAGCCCGAGTTGGCGCTGCAGGAACTGCAGGCGCCTGCGCGGCTCCTCGAGACATATCGTCGCTCGGCGTGATCTGCGCGGTCGGGCTTGCTGGCGATTGCCCCGACAACCCAAGCGCAGCGCGCAGCGCGTCAATGTCCAACTCAAGCCCTTCAAACGGAGATTGTTGGCGCGCGCTTACATTTGCCATTTGGCGGTAATCATCTGCGCCAAAGCCTTGGCCCGTCGTAGCAAACCCGGCTTCGCCGCCAGGCTGCTGCATTCCGCCAAACTGCTCACGACTACCACGACGCTGCCCGCCGCCAAAGCCGCGACCACCGCCAGCGCCAAACATGGACGTGGCTTGGAACGGATTAAACGACGGCTGGCCATAATACTGACCAAACATGTACTGACCAAAAAGGTCATTGACGTTCGGCTGCATCGGCTGCATGCCGTAGCCGCCAAAGCCGCCGCCAAACTGGCTCATGCCGCCAAACTGACTTACGCCGCCGCCAAACTGTGACGGCAACTGCGAGCCATAGCCGGGCATATATCCGCCCGTATAGTCAGGCATGGCGTTGTATGAGCCAAACATGCTGTAGCCGCCGCCCATGCCTGGGAATCCGCCACCAAAACCACCGCCATATCCACCCATTCCTTGATACGGGTCGTAAGAGCCGCCCGGAATAAATCCAGACTGCGGCTGGCTCATGCCGTACATGGGACTCATCGCCTGTTGGCGCAGGCCAGAATACAAGTTGCTCATTTTTGCACCTATGCTGTCAAATCATAAAAGGCAAGCGATCCGATTGCAGACCCTGTGCCGCTTAATATCCTGATTGCAACCGTGTAAACATCACTAACTCCAGCAATCGTTGCACCAAGTTGCATGTCAAAGTTATATACCAGGTCATTTTGAGCCTGAGCGCCAGACTGGTTGCTTGAGGTTGCGTATTCGTTCAAAACAATATCGCCGCCACTCATTGCCGTTGCAGTCACGTCATAGTCAACACTGATAAATGTTGTCGTATTGTATGATGCGCCAGTCAGCGTTGCATTCCTGATCAGCGCAATCTCATACTCTCCGTTTGATATCGGCAAAACTCTAACTTGTTTAGGAAGCACCACTGACCCAAGAGAGTCAGCAGCGAGCCTAATTGACACAAGCGGCACAAACGTCGTGCCAATTCCTGTCAAAGCTGTTGTACGCCTAGCGACATTCTCAATAGACGTTTGCTCGTATCCACCCTCTGACATCACGCTTGAGCAAATCTGCTTCATGCTTGACGCGCTTGCAGTTGCTGCCGTGTTTTCAATTTCAATTCGCAACGGAAGCGTTGCCGTTTGCATGTACACCTTGGTCACTTCGTTTGCGTTATCAAACGTATGTGCCGTTATGTATTGCCCATCAATGACAAATCCAGCCCGTACTGAACCAACGCCAAGCCACTCAAAATCAATAAACATGATCTGGGCCTTGGTAGTGTCGAGCGTGATTCCGCTGGCACCGCTTCCATCAAGCGGGTCTCCATTCCAAGATGACTGAACCACCTTTCTGGTATCGTCAACAGATCCTCCGGTATATGTTCTGATAGTAAATGACAGTTCAGTGCCATTTCTCTGCAGAAACAAACCGTTGTTGGAATCAAAGTACCCAACACGCTGGCGAAGGTTGGACTTGCCCTCGTTAAACAAAAAGGTTGTTAATACCAAAAGACCTTTTCCAGGTTGATACGGAAAATATCTTTTTGTTTGCCTAACAGCTTTATCTCCAGATGCGGTTGTCACCGCAAGGCTGACCGCTGATTCATTAGTCAAAAACGTAGAAGTTGCAGAGCCAGTCAGTGATGTATCAAAAGACGGATCTGCGGCATAACGGTTTTGACTATCAAATAGCGTAAACGGCTGCGACACGCGCAACCGTCCAAAAGCGTCAAAGTTGTTTTTGCTTAGTAAATTCAAGTTTGTCAAACTGTTGATAAATTTAACTATCTCAAGCTGGTTGTTGCTAAGTATTGATAAGTACAGCTTGAGTTGATTGTTTATCTGGTTGTGATACTGCGGAGCATACGCCGCTGGCGCCACGTTTGGGTTTGGCGGATTTGGGACGATAAGCTCTTGCATGGCATTACATTGCCTGCGGCTGAATCGGCGGCATCTGAGGCGCAGGCCCAATCTCAGGGATCACAGGCTGCTGCACGCTCGGCGTCGCAGTGCGCGGCGCGCTCATCATGGCGCGGATTGTTTCCACATCCACTGCCGTGCCGCTCTTCAACTGGATCTCATACGCGCGCAGCATCAAGTCCGCTTCCTGCTTGTCTCGAGCGCGGTCATCCTCGAGAAGCATGGCCTGACGCTTCAGCTCCAACTCTGCCTGTTTGTTCTGGATGTCAGCCATGATCTTCTGCTGCTCAACTTGCGCCAAGATCATCGCCGGATCTGGCGGCGGCGGAGGCGGAGGCGGCGGAGGCGGCTGGTTCTGCGGATTCAAGAAGAACTCATCCGGGTTCTTGAAGCCGGACAGCTCAGCAAGACGCGCAAGCGTGTTGCGGTACTGCTGCGGCGTCACCATCGGATTCTGCGGCCCCATCATCTGCAGGACTTGCTCCTGCTTCTGGGATATTGAGGTCAGCACGGCAATCTTTTGCTCGTCCGTGCCGCCACCGAGTGCCACGTCAATCTCCACGTCCATCTCAGCATCCCAAGAGCGCGGATCAATCGGCACCCACTGATTGCGAAGGCGCACCACCCGCGGGCGATCTTGGTTTTCAACGACCAGCTTGAGAATGCCTTTGAACAAGGCGCGCATCCCGGTTTCTGCGAAGATCCGGGCTATCAGCTCAAGATGTTGCTGGGCAGCGCTGACGGTCGCGGCAACTGCCGCGCGGGTGGTGCTCTGTAGCGCATCGGCCTGCAAGCCCATAGCGGCCTTGCTCATCCCGGTGCGCGTCTCGCGTACTTCATCCAAGTACCCGAGCATTGGAAATGCGGCCTGTCCCACAAACGGGACAGCAAACGGCTGAACCATGCCAGGCTGGCGCATACGAATCACGCCACCGACTTCGGTGTTCAGCACGTCATCCATGTTGGCCTGACCCTCAACGACACCCACTCGAGGGTGAATCGCAAGCGAGAGCGAGTCCAGCATGTTACGCATGACGGCAGACTTGATGCGCTGCAGGTCTGCGGTCATGTCAAAGATGGAAAGCCCGATCAAAGCGTGTGGCTCTGGATCTGGGCAGAAGAGCGCAAACGGGCGATGCGAGCAAGGCTCGTTCATCACCATCTTGTATGACGGGCCGATGGTGCAGACTTTGCGCAACTCAGCGATGCCGTCGCGGTCATAATCCACGCGCATGTAGGCTTCAACATACAACACGCGCTTATCGTCTTGCGTGCCACCGGGGCCGTAAGACTCTGCGTAAGGATTACGCGCGATGTACTCATCGTTTGAGTCCAACTCATACGCACCCATTTGAGCGCGCACTTCTTCCTCGTCGTAACCCAACGCCACCAAGTCAGAGACGCGCATCATGCGGCGGTGCGCCACCACCACCGAATCCTCAACCGAGCGCGCACGGCGGTCGATCAAAAACTCTTCGGGCGGCACTGCCTCAACTTGTACGCGGCCAGACTTATACTCGCGCTTAAGTTCGAGGTTGTAAATCTGCGGCACCGGCAACGGCATGCCCGTCATCGGGTCAACCACCGGCTGCCCGGTCATCGGGTCAACGGGCGGCTGGTACGAGGGGTCATCCATTGACTCAATGGCACTTCCCACCACGTCACGCTCAGAGAGCAGGACGGTCAGGGCGGACTCATCAAGGCCGGTGTAGTGCTCGGTCTTAACCTCGACCTTCTCTTCCCAGTAATACTTGGCCACGCCAAGCGCACCGCGTAGCGCATCCTTGAAAACGCTGTGGCAAAGCAAAAACCCGTTGTTGTCGTTCTGGAAAATCCAGTTGACGTAATCGGTCGCCTGCTCGGCGCTGGCAATGTCTTCCGGCCCACGCGGCACAAACTGCACCACGCGGTTGGAACCGAAAAACACCTTCATCAACGACGGCATGATGCCGTTGATGGTGTCGCGCACATCGGTGCTGACTACCTGCGAGCGCCCCTCTTCCTCGTTACCAAACGGTTCGCCGCGGTAATACTGGATGGCACGGGCACGAACCGGCGACAACTCCGCATCAATAAACGATACGGCGTCGGTCAACTCTCCGGCAACAAGTGCCTCAAGTTCCGCATCGTCCATAGGCTCAAAGCCGCCCATGGCGATCTCGGTTTGCTCAATGATGGAACCGTCTTGGTTATACATAAAACCGGCACCCGTGCCGAAAGAATCCCTCCTCTATTGTCACGCGAGAAGAGACGCAATCTGATTTTTTGCTAAAGACACCAGCCACGCCTCGCGGTCTTTCACTCCGAATGACATGACATACCGCCCATCGTGCTCCACAAGGCCAGCGCAGAACTCAATCTGCTTGCCCTTGAAGTAAAACTCACGCCCTGCGTGCAGTGGCTCATAATTTGAGCCATAGGTGACAAGGCGGTGGACGTAATACACTCGGTTGCGCTCCTTGCGGCGCTGGTGCACGACCGAAAGCCACCCGTCGCCGTAGCGGATCAACTGCGAACCGCCAGACCAGCGCTCTAGGTCGTGGAAGCCGCCTAGGTACAGACGGCGGCGGTGCGGGGCGATCTCATACGATTCCGATGGGTGATGAGCATAGACCACACAAAGGCGGTCAGAGTTCACACACGGCGCCCAGTTTTTCTCCATTTCGCGGCCATACGGGCTGTGCAGGAACTCCAGATGCGATACCCGAGCGCCGTCCAACTTGCACAGCGCCATTGTCGTGCGTACTCGAGGGCCGTGGTGCAGGGCGCTGCAGGTAAACCACCAGGCACCATTCCAGTACAACAAGCGTCCATCCTCTAGCCCATCACGCGCTGGCATTCGAGTGTGGCGCACGTCTAGGTCGTCCACCCACTTAGGCGTGCCGGGCTTTAGGTCAGCGCCAATCGGCACCAAGTAATTGCGCGTATTGGGCGCCGAATCGCCGCGGAACCAGATGCCATCCTCATCGCCTAGCTCATAATTGACCGTGCGCACTAAGCACTGAAAAAACCCGTCATCGTCTTTGGTGATTGACGGGTTACACGGAGAATACTGCTCGCTCGGTATCTCAATGCGCGAGAAAGCGGACGGAGGCAGGTGATCCGATAAGACTACGCCGCCTTCGGCGGCGGGGAACCCTTCGGCGGCTCGGGCGGCTTCTTTGGCTCCGGCTTCTGCGGCGCTTTCTTGTCTAGGCGCTTCTGAAACTGCAGCACGTCGCTTGGCTTTAACATTCATCTCTCCCTCACATGTGTATGGTTGACGGCATCGGCACCGCTAGATCTTGCGTGGCCTGCGTTACCAGCGGCGGCGTTGCGGTCAACACGCGCAGGTGAGGCAGGGCGTACCACTCGAGCAGGATGTCAACTGGCGTATTGGCCGGTTTCGTGTACTGCTGCAAGGTGGGTATGGCACGGCGGCGGTGCCAGATGGCTGCCGTGCAAAGCGGGTACTTTGTCTCGCGTAAGTTTTCGGACTCTTTCTTGCTCGGCTTGTCGGCAGTGCAGCAAGAGTTCAGATACACCAAGTCGCACCACTCTGGAATCTCGGAGCGGATCTGCGCCCAGCGCTCGTTAAAGTTGTCAGGCAGTATGAAGTCATCCTCAAAAATCACAAACTCCTCGTGACCCTCGCGCCATGCAATCTGCCACGCGATGTGCCACGACAACACCAAGCAAGTCGCGCCTCGAGTCACATAGTAGTCGGTGTGCATCGGAATCTCTGACTTGACCTGCATGGTCTTGCCAAAGATGCCTTGGATAAAGTCCAACTCAATGCCAGCCTTCGCCGCTTGCTGGCGTGCGTGCTCGGTGCGCTCTGGCGTCTCGGCCAGAGTAATGCAGTAATACTTCACAAGCCCCTCACAAAGAACAACAACGTCGGCCGCCCCCAACTAGAACCCTGCCGCTTGTCCGTCTCACGGAACATGCAGGATGTGATCCAGTCACACTTGAAGCCGTTTTCGCCAAAGCGCTCGATCCAATAATCCGTCGTTTGCTCGTTGACGTGGTGGTGGCCACCCTGCCCCGGAACGGCGTGACACATCAGCACATACTTGCAGCGGTGCAGCGTCTTAAACCAATTCTGCTCGCACTTCTGGTCTACATGCTCCACAAACTCGGTGCAGATGCCAAGGTCATACTCGCGCTCTGGATCGTATGCGCCTTTCTCGTAATCGTTAGCCACGAGAATCTCTTTGACCGGACTTTCGGCAAGCGGGATCGGGTGGCCTTCCACGCCGCGCGCATCAAAGCCTAGGTCGTGCCACCATTTGATGTTCCAGCCCATGCCAGCGCCCACATCAATCACCGACTTGATGCCGTAGTGCAGCGCAATATATCCCCAAATGTCAGGCATCCACGTTGCGCGGTCGCCCTCTGGAATATAGCCGCCGAGATGGTCGATGCTCATACGATCCCCCTCACCTGCCGCTTGACCGGCTTGTTCCACACGTTGGTGTATCCGCTACTCGCCGTGGCGGCGTCTGCCGCGAAGGTCAGCACGAAGGCGTCAGCCACGTCTGGCGACACCAGCCCTCGGCGCTTCATGTCATCCTTGCTCTCGAGCTTCAACTTGCCGTTGCTCATGAACGAATAACGCGGCGAGGATAATTCATTGACCAAACGCTCGTCACGCGGCAGTTTGCAGTCGCGCGCCTCTAGCCACGCCTTCGCCTTGCTCCACAACTCAGCGCGCAGGTTGGCGTACTGCGCCTTAAGCGCTGGCGACTCACCGACGTTGATGCCGCGAGCGGGCAACTTCAACTCGCGTAATCGATCGACTACACCTGCGCCAAGGCCGATGCTGTCCACCAAAATCTCGACCGGGCGATTCTTGAAGTCGCAACTCTCCCACTCGTGCAACACGGCGCCGGTTAACGACATCAAATCAAGATTCTTCCACGTCTTGATCGTCTCTGGTACCACGTTGGCCTGGCGCTTACAGAGCGCAGAGGAGTCGGTGCCAAAGCGCGCCACGTCCAAGCCCCAGAGGATGGGGGCACCGGGGTTCTGTACCACGTCACGGTCGATGGCCGCCTGCGCCAACTCAAGGCTGATCAACGTGTCATCGTCGGCCAGCGGGAACTCACCGAGCACGCGTACCCGGAAGGCGTTAGACCCATCACCGTACCGGGCGCGCATTTCCGCAACGTATTCATCCGACACGCGCGGCGAGTCTAGGCAAGAGACGTGCAAGTTTTTCCACTCGCCGGAGAGGCGGTGGAAAGTGTCGTAAAAGTACCCTTGGGTGCGGGTGGGGTTGCCGAGCAGCAACGTGGTGGCGTTGTGGCCGGACATACTGCCGCCCGCGGACTCGAAGACTGCCTCCGATACGCCGGGGGCTTCGTCCACCACCAGCAGCACCCACTCGGCGTGGATACCCTGCAGGGCGTCGGGCTGCTCGGCGCGGCTGGTGCGGGCAGAGATAAAGGCCTCTTCCGGGCTGGCTTTTAATTCAATACGGTCGGACTTGATCTCGAGCAAGTCCCCTATGGCGGGGGGCAGCAGCTTGGCCCAGCGGCGGCATTCTCCGAAAAGCGCGTCGAACAACTGGCTGGCTGTGGGGGCGGTGACGACCACCTTGACGGGTACGCGGGTGAGCATGAACCAGAGCATGGCCCACGAGGCGGCAGTGGACTTTCCCGTTCCGTGGCCCGATCTGACGGATACCTTGCGCTCATTCGCAGCCAGAAGCCCTAGGAGCTGCTTTTGCCATGGGTCTGGTGTGACCCCTAGCACCTCTGTCACAAACGCCACAGGATCGCTGTGG